GTTTGAAGAAACATACACATTACCAACAACGTGCAATTCTGCATTAGGATTTTTAGTGTTAATTCCAACTGAATCGTTCTCCGCATCGACGTGAAGGGTATCCCCATCCACAGTCAGGTTTGAAGAAACATACACATTACCGATGACGTGAAGGTTGGCAGAGGGGGTCACCGTTCCAAGTCCAATGTACTTGTTCACTGTGTTCACGTGAAATGAACCCTCATCGACTGTGAGGTCACCACTCACACTCGTGTTTCCAGTGACAACTAAAACATTTGAACCATATTCATCCACGAAAAGATTGGATCCTACATCTAGAGTGTGAACGGGACTCGTGTTCATAATCCCGACATTAGACTCGGTGAGAACACGACCGTACACATGTACATCCAGGGTCTCAGATGTTAGTGGAGTAATGGTATTACTATACGCACTACTTTGTGTGTAGGCGAGTACCATCTCATTCTCAACTTCTCTAAATCCTACAGTGACGTTTGAACCTGGTCGAGTCATGATAAGACCGAGGTCGATTGTTGTATCCCCAACCGTATTGTTTCTTCCCAATTCTATTATGGCATCTGTGATAGTCAGGTTTTCAGTGTTAATCACAGTGATGACACCATTGATTTGAGCGTTTCCTTGGACGACGATATCTCCCTTAATGTTTGTATTTCCATTCACGACGAGGACATTCGAACCTGTATCATCGACATAGAGGTTCGAACCTACATCCAGGGTATGAACTGGTGAAGAATTTGCGATACCTACGTTCGCGGTCGTCACGAGACTCGTCACGGTATTCCTAAACTCGATTGTGTTTGTCGTTGTGTTTCCGAGGTTTGTCGTGGCTTGTAAATTTGGTTGTAAAACGTCTACGGCAGCCACCCCCGAATCAGACACCTCTTTTGTATCTCGGTTATACGTGAGGATCTTGTTGCCTCGATCGGAAATATCAAGCACTTGACGTAAAGGGGTCATGTACACCGATCCCGATTGTGTCGCATCAATCTGTTCATCACTGGCGTTAAAAACGATCGTATTCTCACCCTGGTCTTCTTGGGCATTTTTACCAAACCTAATTTTGGTTGAACGTTCCACAGTCGGCAAGTTCTTGACCATTAATATAGTGTTGTATTTTAATTTGCATAAAGTAGACCAGCCATTCCATTTTCGATCCGAAGTATGTTATAGTTGACTGCGTAAATTGGGTCATTGATATTCATAGACTCACTCATGATAGTTGCTGAAGCAAGGCGACTGAAGTTGAGTGTTCCTGTGGGTTGGAGAGAACTTGTTGAGAGGCAGAAGCAATAGAGAAAGAAATCTGGGGACGTCACAAAGTTTGTGTGATAATAACTCGTGACGTCTATAAAATGTGGTCTACCCCATCTATAGTTGCCTACATCGAGACCGTTAATGTTTAACTTAATCTTATTCGTTGGGGATGTGAGTGCACCATCTGTCGTTGTATCAGATGAGGCGAGATATTTAACCGGGTGATTGAAGGTGAGTTCTTGAACAAGCGCATTCGAGGGGACATTTTTTTGAACCTGTGTGATGAGAAGATCATGTTTCCTAGATGCAACCTGTCCACGTTCTTCGTTGTCCAAATAGAAGTAATTTGCGTAACACTCTACGTTATAGTTTGTAGCTGCGGTAGCCCAATGGATCCTGAGTTCGACATTATGATAGTTTAGGGCTACAAGGGGGATAGCACACTGTGGTCCCTCACAAAAAAAGAACCTCAGAGGGTAAAAAAATGAACGTGCAGAAATACCTGGGTGTGTACCATTAGAACTCTTTGATACATTTTGAGCAAATGTATCGATCGCAATCTTCTCTGTGAAGATTGCATCTTGGGTATCAATAACGGAACCACCTATCAAAAGTTCCACTTTATCAATAATGGTGTCCCATCGTTGAATATCGAGGGCCTGGTTCGTATCATCAAGTGTAAAATACACATAGCTGAGAAGATCACCCGACCTCTCAAACTGAATACTGGACATAGAATTGTTTTTCACCGCTCCATGGATGGTTTGTTTTTCAATGGACTGTGAAAAATTAGCATGCCTTTTGAATGTTGAACTGAAGAAAGATATTTCGGGGTTGCCCATGATATATTTATCCTGGGCACCTACGGCAATCAATTGAACAACACCTGCTGACATGGTAATACTAATTTAAGGGGAGAAAAATTACAGGTTGGGTTTCCTACAGACGAATCGAAGAACAAAATAATTATTTCTATCTGTAGCCGTTGCGGGAACGATAGGGACACCACTTTGATTACGAATATTGACAGTGAGACGGTCAATACTACGAATAGGGTTTACATATTGGGTCGCAATTGGGTATTCATCTTTAAACGAGATTGTCTGCGCACCACTGGCGACGGTATTTGCATGGGCGATACTAGCAAAGGAGTTTCGAAGCATACCTAGCGAGGCCTGACCTTCGTACACGTTGCTGGCACGATCATTAAATACAGAATTCAACTCATCTATAGAAATATAACAATGTTCAGTAGCCGTCTTTGTACGAATTCTCGCAGCTAGCAATCTAGCCTGTACCACATTTTTTAGAGGTTGACTCAAAAAACACGTGAAACTGTTAGAACTAGCCTGATCGAGAGTATCAACTGTAATTGTGTGATATTCATAATTTAGGTCTGGAATCATCTCCGATGGTGAAGTGATCAAAGCCATTTATTATTAGATTAGATTAAAGATCCACCAATTCCATCCGCAATCTCATACCCAGCATGAGCACTCACAAGCTTCTGGGCACCACAGAGACCACCTGGGGTCAGACCAACCGAGTAGGGGCTACCATTTTTACCCCCACCAGCAACACATTCGACATCAGGTTTGAGATCAAAGAGAGATTCTTCACTGACGGCTGTAATAGTAATTGGCCTGGGCTGGTACTTCGCGGTCTTCACGGACATCAACGACAGGACAAAGATGAGGGTCATCAATGTGGCGATAGCCATGAGAGCATTTCGATCACTGCGATTGAAGTTAAGTTTGAACATTTATAATAGACATAGATTTTTTTAAAGTGCGTTAAAGAGATTTTCTTAGTTTCTACATAGACAGTAGATGGACGAAGAAATCGTACTTGACAGAGGTCAAACAACTGTGATGAAATTAGATGCTGACGAACAGGCTCTTATGGATGAAATTCAAATCTCTGCACCACGTGCAAAGACGGTTCATCGACCTACGCGGCCAATGCAGAGACCTGTTCAATCCTCCCAAGCTCAGGAGGCTATGGACGCTTTTGTAAATCCTAATAAACAGAGCGCTCCAGCTCAACCTCAACAGGAGGAGGAGATTGATTATGGAGAGGATGAACCAATGATGTTTGATGATGATGAGCCAATGGGGCATGGTCCAGGTGATGATGGGGACCAACCTTCCAAGGGGTACACCTCAATTGACGAAGAAAAGGCGGACCTTGTCAATAAACTTGGACGGTTAGAAAAGAAGGGTTTTGCCGTCAATAAGCGCCTGAATGCCTATTCTGGTGTTGATGAACTAAGGTCGGAAGTCAAGAGGATTACATACAGTATTGATGTTGAACAGTCTGTGCGTTTCTCTCGTCGTATGTTGGTGGCCTGTGTAACTGGTCTTGAGTTTTTGAACAAGCGATACAATCCATTTGAGATTCAACTTGAGGGTTGGTCTGAGTCTATCATGGAGAATGTTGATGACTATGACGGCGTATTTGAAGAACTTTATGTGAAATATCGCTCAAAGGTCAGTGTAGCACCAGAGGTCAAGTTGATTATGATGCTTGGTGGTTCTGCGATGATGTTCCACCTTACCAACAGTATGTTCAAGTCTGTGATGCCTAACATGAATGATGTCATGAAGCAGAACCCAGACTTGGTGAAGAACATGATGGCGGCGGTTCAAAATACAACCCGTAATACGGGTGGTCCAGCGGTTGATGCACCTGTGGGTGGTTCGGGGCAATACGAGATGCAGGGTCCTGGACTCGACATTTCAAGTCTCATGGGTGGGATTTCTATGCCACCCCCACCACCAATGAATACCTCAATGGGTCAGGGTCCTTCGGCGCCTCAACCAATCGAGGAAGATGATGACCTCTCCGACATCATGTCCATCTCTGGTGATTCCACAGGTGGTGAGGTAAAGGAAGTAAATGTAGGTGCCAGTAAACCCAAGAGAACTCGTCGAAAGAAGAAGACGGAAATTAATCTCTAAACTTATATAAATGATAGCGTATTGTCCGCTTGAGGAGCTCGAGCCTCCAGTCCGACAGCAGGAAGTTGTCACTGAAGCTAAGGCCGAACCTGTAAAGCCACAGGTTGGTCACGAAGAAACTGAATTGAATTACGTCATCATGGCATTCATTGTCGGCGTAGTTGCACTAGCCATCTCTGATTCCATCAGGGCGTAAATGTTGAATCTACCGCGGGGTACTCCCTCGTAGTAAATTTAATAGGTGAATGTGGCCAGGATCTGCTGACCGGCTACATCACTGTCGAGATCAGCTGGGAAACTGTTAATGTTATGTGAAATTTTAGCAAGTCCGCCATCACACGCGGATGTCACTTCGACTGAAATGTCGTATGCAAAGTTGCGTCCATCATCCTTTGCAACCGGACGAATATCAATACTTCGTGTACCTGCAGTCGCTGTAGCACTCCATGGGTATGCATTCGTTGTACCAAAGAGGTTTTTCGTACCTATCGCGATATCGTACATTGATGCCGTGGTTCCATCATGGGTACCCCCCGAAAGTTCGAGAATCATGGTACTTGTATTGCGCACATCCGATGTTTCTCTTAAGACAGCTACAACCTTAGCGTAGAAGGTTCCTGGTCTAAATGTCAATTGGATATCTTGACCATTACCGAAATTGATTGGAAACGTGTTCGAATACTTCTTTGTGGAAACCTGGTCAGAATTTGTGATGATACCACCATTCACGTGAAGTGCTGTATTCGCTGTAGCACCATCAAGACCAATCGCAACCTGATTACCTAAATCTAAAGCACCATCTACAGAGAAATCACCAATGACCTCGACATTACTGTTGAGGAAAATATGGTTTCTATGACCAGTTAAGGATGGATTTATGTATACATTACCCGTGGTATCCGCATAAATGTTTGCACTTCCAGCGGTTGTCGTGAGTTCGATAGTCGCATTACTAGAGACACTTTCTACACGCACCATACCATCGTAAACATGGAACTTCTCACCAGGTGAATCTGTACCGATACCAACATTACTTGAGTGAATCACATGGATACAGTTTGTGAGAGTACTGTTATTCGCAACACCCACGATGAGACCCGTAGTTCCATTTTCGGAATTACTGAATCCCTTCAGGTACCCACCCTCACCATCACCCGTGTATATGAGCATACCCGTCTCCTTGTTTGTACCAGGACTTTCGAGTTTTAGGACATTGATATCAGTTGTCTCTTCAGAGTAAATGTGTACATTCGCACTAGGAACTGCCGTACCGAGACCTAAATATCCTTCTTCAGAGAAACGGGCAAACTCGAAGCTATCAGTATCATCAATTTCATGTAAAAATCGGATTGGACGACGTGCACTACCATCTAAAAGAGATCTAATAAGGTTATTAGATGTCGCACCTACTACGGCCTCGGTTGTTGAAAATGCAAAACCTGTCAATCTGAACGCACCACCACTACCAAATTCAATATCACCATTTACTACGAGTTTTGTGTTATCGGAAATAGAATCTGCAGTTGAACGTTGTCCGCCGATAACGACCGTACCACCATTTTTACCAATTATACACAATGGTACATTTCCTGCTTCACCAGGTCCTGCATCGGG